AAATGTTGCTGATGATGGATTAGAAATACGCCATGTATAACGATAAGCGCCGTCTGTAATATAAATGTTTTGACCATTATCAGTAATACCTACAATTCCAGAAGAAGTATTAAGATTTCCAATGATAGTGGGTGTTAAAGATGAATTAACTACATAAACATATCCACCGCAAACAACCACCATATATTGACCGCCTGAAACGGTACGCATACCACGCACTTGGGCTTGATTTAAAGTTAATACGTTTGTAAGTCCTGGAGTTGGATAAAGCGCAACTACCCCGTTTTGACCAGGTTGTTTTAATGGGTCAATTTCAGGGCGAAAGTTAATACATTCCTGTGCATCTTGGTAGATGGACGGGGCTTCGTAAGAAGGTCCAATGAATCCAAAATCAGGCATTTTGAATCCTTAAGGTGTGCCGGCGGCAGTTACATTCGCTAATGAAATAAAGTTACCGCTTGTATCTATTGAAGCAACGTTTGTTCCGTTATATTTAAAATATATTTTTGATGAAGTAGTAACAATTGACCAATTATTTGGCAAATTAACTGAAGAAGGTGAAAAATTGGTAACAGTTAAATTTGTAACAGTTGCGTTTGTAGCAACTACGTTAGTTGCGTTAACAGTTGTTGGATTAATAGTTCCACCAGCAAATACGCCGTTATATACGGCATTATTGACGTCATTTAGCCATGCCGCATAAATTACGGTTGAATTGTCAACAAAGTTAGTAGAAGCCATAATTTTCCTATCGTAAGAATCCGCCGGTTAAAATCCAACCAGCATCTTTTTGACGACCAACCAACAACGCATCACTAAATGTGGAAGCTTGAATTGGTCGCATATTTGTGCGTTTTAATGTTGCTTTTGCTTGTGCGGCATATTTTGTAATTAAAGCTAGGGTTGCTGGGTCATTTTTGCCATACATAGGCATTAAACGTTCAGCAAGACACCAACGCAAACATAATTCATAACCTTGTGGCAACACGATTGGGTCATATATAGTGTTGTAACGAGTAAATAATGTGTCCGCAAATATGTGCATTTCGCCCTGTGAAGGGTTTGGCCATACATAAATGTTGCCTAATGGGTCAGAAGGTTGGTAATACAAAGACTTTGGCCATGGGCCATTTAAAGTCTTTAAACCAATCATTTCATAATTTTCCAAATTGAGTATGGCAACTGGGTAGTCAAGGCCCCCGTTAACAATAGGAGTACCGTTAGAATTAGTGTTAATCCTAACAAAGCTAGACTGAATAGCAAGAGGGCGCTGATAGTATGCGTTAATGGATGTTGAACCAGCCGTTTGGCTAATGTTAACCAAATATGTGCCTGTTTCAGTAACGTTTGTACCGGCCCCCGAACCAAATGCAGTAATAACTGTACCATTTGTAATTCCTGTTCCAGCCAATGATTGACCTAAAGTAATAGCACCGGATGTTATTCCGGTAACTGTTAATATATTGCCGCTAATATAACCAGTAAAATTAGCGCCAATTGTGCCGCCAGGGCCGATGGTGTATTGAATTTGACCCGGTGTAATAGGAAACACGATTTCAGTTTTGTAGCTAACCATCATGGATTCGTTTGACCATTGGTCAACCATGCCATTCATCATTTGGAAAGCATCTGCGGCCGCTTCTGCGGTCGGTGTTTCACCACCAGCTAATGCGCCAATATCCTTTAATGCACCGCTAATAATGTCAATTGGCTGGGCCATATTATTCCACCGTAAATGTGTTAGCTAACCATGGAAAATCCACTTTTTTAGCGGTTTCAAGGGCTTTTAATTGATTTTCAATAACCAATTTTATAGGATTTATGTCATCCTTGGTAGTGTCTTTTTCAATCCATTGAACCAAATCTGATTCAACAATATCTGCTAAAGATTTATTTACCGTACCAATTTCAAAATTGTGTTTACCTTCAGATTCAATATTATTTGTACCATCTGTTCCTAAAAGCAAATAGCGAACGGCAACCAATTGGTCACCATTTGCAAACAATTCTAAAAATTTCCACTTAAACATTATGCTGGATTAGCAATTAAAACCAATTCATCTGTGGTTTGTGCATTGGCAATGGAATCACGTCCAATTTTTAATTCATTTACAAAATCAGCATCAGAAATATTATTATCAATTCCAGCAAATGTATTTAATTGACGTTTTTGTGCCGCATCTAAAGCATAAGCATTAAATTCTTTTAATTTGATAGCTTTTGCTTTAGTTAAATTTACAGTAATAACAGAACCGCTTAATTCCCAGGCATCAAAAAATTGTAAATTAACACCAGTTGGCAGTATTGAACTATCAACAATAATTGCGCCAGGTGGACAATCTTTTTCTAATACGCTTTGAATATCAATTTCACCAGTTGGATGGCAAACAGAAACGCCACCATTAGAATTTGTATAAACAATTACTTGCATTTTTTTTCCTTATCTAAATACTGTAAACATTACGTTTTGTGGATTTCTTGAACCATAACCAGCCTGTCCACAAGACAAAACAAAAGAAGATGCGCTTGGACTTACTAATAAACCATTGGTGGGATTAACAAATGCTTGAGTTACAGTAAATTGATTTGTTCCAGTATCAACAGAATTTGTAGCGCATACTGCATAATTAGAATCTGATAAAGCATTTGTAAATGCAACTGAAAAATATCCAGTTGAATTGTAAGTTATAGAACTAATGTTATAAGAAGCATAAATAGAAATAGAGCCGCCATTTGAATTAAAGTTGCCCCATGCTTTTGCCGCTTGTTGTCCACTAGATTGTGTTGTTGAATCCGAAAAGGTAACACCAGTTCCATTTAATTTAGATGACATTATTTATTTCCTTTCAAAACTTCAATTTCTTGTTTAAGTTCAATAACCATTTTTGCCAATTCAATTACAGAAACCATGGCGGCGTTTCCATAAGCCACTTTTAACATTCCATCGTCATCAGCAATAACAGTTTGTGGCAATACTTCTTGTAAAGATTGCGCTGAAACACCAGCTTGGGTAGATTTTATATCGGTTCTATCGTAAATACCGGATTTAACTTGCGCCAATTTTTCAACAAAATTATCAACAACTGGTTGCCAATTTGTTTTTAATCTTTCATCAGAAGAAGCAGTTACAGTACCGCCGCATGAAAGGTTTGTGCCGTCAAATGTTAAGTTTGCAGAACCAGCAAAAGAACCGCTAGAGTTGTATTGAACTTGAGTGCTTGAACCACCTGGTGAAGCGGCTACTGCGGCCCAAGCACCGTCACCACGCAAATATGTGCTTGAAGATGGTGTTCCAGTTGCAGAAATACCGCCTACTGGTAAACCCGTACAGTTTGTTAAAGTGCCTGAAGTTGGTGTACCTAAAACTGGTGTTACTAATGTAGGGCTAGTCGCTAATACGTTATTTCCTGAACCAGTATTGGTTACAGAAACCAAGTTTTTAGAAGCATCAGTAGCTACTGCACTAGAAGCAGTTAAACCAGTTAAATTGTGGCCTGTTGTTGTTAAAACACCAGTAGAAGGAACAAAACTTAATTTTGTGGATGAAGTTGTGGCCGCATTATTTCCGCTTGATGTTCCTGATAAAACAGGATAAAAAGTAGAACCTGACGATGTATTGTCAGTAATTGCTATATTTGTTGCGTTTGTTGCAGTTGTAGCAGTAGTGGCAGTTGCCGCATTTCCGCTAATAGAACCGGTAATTGTGTTTGCAAATGACCAAACACCGCTAGAAGATACAGTTGCGTTATCTGCTCCGCTATTTGTAACAAAACGAATAGAATTAGAACCTGTTGTTCCAATTGCCAAATCAGCAGTAGTGGAAGTCAAATACACCATATTTGGTGCGCCAAAACTGTTTGTTCCAGCAGTTCCAGCCCATCCACTACTATTCATGCCAAAGTCACCGTAATAAGTGCTTGCAGTAGTGTTGTTATTGCCTACAACAACGTCAGCAGAAGCCGCCGCACCAGTATTGGTGTTTTGAATTTCCATCTGAATGTAAGCATTTTGACTAGCTTGCATTGTCAAAATATGGTTGCTATCGGTATAACTTAATGTTCCATAGCTATATGCTCCAGTTGACGATGAACCGGAAGTTGTTCCGTTTGCAACAAAAGTACCTGAAGTTACAGAAGTAGCAGATGCGGCGCCCAATATAGGCGTTACAAATGTTGGACTTGTGGCCAAAGCAACTACGGTTCCTGTTCCGGTTGTGGAATAACTTGTACCCCAAGCAGAACCAGTTGAATTAGCAATACCAGCACCAGGATAAGTCATGGTTGCAGTATTTGTTACTGTTATACCGCCAGTAGAACCTGAAAGACTAATTCCTGTACCAGCAGTTAATGATGTAACGCCGGTATTGGCAATAGTAATTGAACCAGCACCATTTGTAATGCCAATTGCAGTTCCAGCAGTTAATGTTGTACGGGTAAAATTTGTACCATTACCAATGTCTAATGCGCCGTTTGCTGGGGTGCTAGAAAGCCCTGTACCGCCATTTGCAATAGGCAAAATACCAGTAACGCCAGTTGTTAATGGAAGGCCGGTAGCGTTCGTTAAAACACCGCTTGCTGGTGTTCCTAATGCTGGGGTAATAAATGTAGGACTTGTATTAAATACTAAAGAACCTGAACCAGTTTCATCTGTTACTGTTGCGGCTAAATTAGCAGAAGTTGGTGTTTGCAAGAAAGACAACATTCCTGTTGCTAATCCTGTAACGTTTCCAATTGCCGGAGTAATTGTAGTATTGGTAACGCTAGTAATTTGACCTTGAGCATTTACCGCAAATACTGGAGTTGCAGTTGCAGAACCATAAGTTGATGTGGCAACGCCTGTATTTGTAATGCTGAACTGGAATCCAGTAAGTGTTAATCCTGTACCAGCGGTATAAGTTGCTGAAGTAGTAAATTGCGACCAGTTAACGGCAGTAACGCCTAATGTTCCACCTGGAGTTGCAGTACAAAACCATGCAGAACCGGCTTGTGTTCCATATTCAACAAACGCAATAGCTGAAATTAATTCAGTCCATGTATTTGCATCGGATGAACGTGTCCATGCGCCTGAAGCGGCAACATAAATACCATTATTAGCGGCAGTTGATTGATTTTTAACTATTACACGGTCACCAGCAAGTGTTGTATAGCCATCAATTGTCTGCAATCCGGACAATGTAATATTTGTCAAAGTCGCACAAGCTACTGGTTGTTTCCAGCTAATGCCAGCGGCATAAGATTGCAACGCTAATAAGTTAACAATATCAGTTGCGCCACTTGGTTGAGTAGAAATTGTTCCAGTTGTTGCGGCAATGCTAGTAAATGCACCAGTTGACGGTGTAGTTGCTCCAATTGGGCTTGAATCCAATGTGGAATTGGTAATTGTTAGTCCTGATTGAACTGGATTAGAAGTAGCATAAAACGGCTTACCTTGGCCAATAAAAGTATTAAAACTGCCGTCAACGTTGAAATACGCTTGAACCGGCAGTAAATTCTGTACCGCAGAATTTGATGGTGTAGTCATACTAAACCTTAATAGGCAATACAGTTAACCAAAATTACGTCACTTGCGGACATATTTGCGGCCGCACCAGTTGTTACTGAATAACTTGTGAACGTAACTGAAGTGGTTGTGCTTCCAGTTAATTGTAGAAATAAAGATGAACCATTGGTTACGTCAGCGGCAAATGCTAACCATCCATTGGGCGCAGTTGGAAGTGTAATTGTTCCATTTGCGGCACCACCGGTACCAACTACAATTTTGAATACAAATGTACCTACCGCAGTAATTGTTGGCCCTGTACCAAAACCTGATGAAATAGTAGGCAATGAATTAGAAGTGGCAATTAAATTTCCACCCATAGAAAAAGTAGCTGGATTTTCAGTATTGCCTGTTAATGGTGGTGAAAAAACTTGACCGCCAGGGCCAATCAAACCGGTACACACACCAGCCGAATTAAATGTGGCCTGTACGGGCACGATTTGTGTAGTTGAAGTGCTTGCGACTTGATTGGTCATGGTATTTCCTTAAGATTGGTCGGCCATTGGCATTACATACAATGTAGTACCGGAAGTACCAATTGCAGTAATAGAAAACAATGGTGGAACTGCGATTACGGTTGGTTGTGACATGGAAATTCCAAGCACAAACGATTGACTGCTATTGCCGCCAGTAGGCAAAACTGCCGCCGCCGCAGTACCACTACCCTGAACTACTGGGGCGATGGTAACTGCAACCGGATTACCTGAAGTGTTTAGAAAACCACAATAGTTAATTTGGTCATTACCGGCTGGGGTAATGGTGACTGCGGTTGAAGCCGTACCAGTAACGGTAATAGCCGTTGTAGGGCCTACAAACCGATAAACTGATGTATTAGCCATGATTAAACCGCCGTAACTGGTGCTGGACCTTCAAGACGTGTAATCGCAATTGTGTATGCGCCGCTTGCTGGAACAACAGAAGCACTAGAAGTCAAATTACCAAATTGAATTGTCAAAACACCAGCAGTTAAACAATCAGCTTCAGCAATAACAACACCAGCAGTTTGTGAACCGTTGTAACCAATAACAGTCACAATATCAGTAGTTTGCAAACCAGCAATGTTATAAGTTACGGCAGTAGTTGTGTTAGCGGCCAGGGTATTAGAAGCATTGCTCAATACTGGCTGAATGTAAAAAGTTTCGTGTGAATTACCACGGGTGATAGTAGTAGATGACATGATTTTTCCTTTAAATTAGGATGATTAATTATAAGTCCAAATAGGAAAAAAGCCACCCCTTTTGAGGATGGCCTTTCACCTTACTTCTTGCTTAATTAAGCACCAATTGGGTTGGTAGCTGGGTAAGCGCTAAAGTCGTAACCATAAACATAAATGTCAACTGTACCGCCTGAAACTGCGGTGCCAACGTTTACATATAATGTTTGGGCACTAATAGCAGTAGTAACAACAGTCATTTCTTTTACATATGTTGAAGTTGTAACGCTTGACAACTGTGCATTAGAAACAACGGCTGAACCTGAACCACTTGAACCGTTAGGTGCAGTATAAACGGCGATATAACCGCTTGATACGTCCTTGTTTGCATTGGTCACAACTACGTTCTTTACAGAATAGTTAGAAATGTCAAACGCAATGATTGTTTGTGGTGCATCACCGGTTGCATTAAGGCTAACGCCTTGTGCTGAACCGATAAGGCGGATTGCCTGGTTGCTTAATAGGCCTTGTGGGTGA